TATTCAATCCGTAACCAGACACATAAGAAGGATTACTTTGACAACTATAATTAGTATAATTGGCTGCTCTATAAGGAGTTGTATTAGCGACGGCACCAGCGCAAAGAGTATATTGGCAACCAGCAAAAGCAGGAAGAATAACAGAAGCGTAAGCACCAGTTGAACCAAAGCCAGATCCACCACAGCAGCAACCAGAACCAGCATTGCCACCAGCGCCCCACATCTGAAATCTAACGTAGGAAACACCACTAGGCACTGTGAATTGACAACAGGCGCCACCACCGGATCCTACAGTTCCGACTGCAGTAGAGCAAACCTGAAACCCAGATACTCCAGTTCCGGCAAAAGAAGTGTTACCACCAACAAATGTTGGGATTGAAACCCAGTTACAATAACACCAAGGAGCTTTGTCTAAAGCTTCTCTTCCAAGCACTTGATAACAGGGATAAATGTAACTAAAGCAGTTGCAAGCCCAAGCTTGTAAGCCTGTATTTAAACATCCGTTATATCCAACAGTATTGCCGCTATTATATACCGCCTGGTTAACTGCAACGCAGTTACATAAACAGTTACAAAGATCAACTGCTCTTTTTTGCGCTGCGTATGCTAGAATATCCATTTTTTACCCTCTGGTGTTACGGCGTGTTTTCGAAAGCAGCCATTAGTATTGGTGATGGTAGAGGAACACATGCTGTGTTTGCAGCTGCAATTTTCCAGGAAGGAATACTACCAGCGCCAGTTGTTTCAAAATCTGTCAATCTTTGCAGATATTTTGTAGCAACTTCTTTCAAAACTTCGTTCGACTCGATCTTGTGTAAGTTCTGGGTTACATATTCTCTGTAACGATCCGCTAATTCATTATAAACAGAACGAGGATTTCTGGTAATAACTTCCCAAACCCACACTTTGTTTTCTAGATCATAAAATGTTATATAATAATCTTTGAGACGAGGATTTGAAATCTCGTCGTGAGTTGTACCATCAACAAGAGTTTCAGTTACGTATTCTCTTTCTGGAAATTCTGACTGATGGAAAAAATAAAGAACATCAGGCGATTCAGAAGCCAAAGTTTCTATAACAAGATAATGATCTGGATTATAAGCATCTTCAATAGTTTCAAGAACATTACAGATATGACCATGTTCTTTCTCTATAAGAAGTAATGATGATTCAGGTCCATTATATGTCAGCGTTAAACTAGCGTTGCTCGTGAAAGTATTAACGTGTAACGAATCTGGAATTTTCTTAGTGAATTCTATACTAACATTTGCCATTTGAAACCTCTAATCTTTACATTTATTTATCATAGATACTGAACACAAACCGCGCCACCAGCACCAGGAAATCCATATCCCATACCATAACTAGCATGACTCGTTGCTCCCCATCCACCTTTCCCGTAAGCATATCCAGGTAATTGGCACGGTTGAGAATAACCTACTGACTGTGCTGAACAACAAGCACTATCAACACGCAGATAATAAGATTGACCGGAGCAACCACACAATACACATGTAATCGGTGGGAAAACTGGATTATATATGGCAGTAGAGCCGACTGCTATAAGCGCCGCCCAAGCTCCCGGTGTTCCAATAACAAAATGGCAACACTGTGTCGCGTTAGTTACGGATCCTTGAAACGATCTACAAGATGTTACAAAAGGATGGGTTCCTACTGAGCAACAGGATACGCCTCCGTTGTAACCACAGAAACCTCCATTAGAGCACATACAATAACCTGTGGCAATAGTTTTACCTATCGAATTACAAGCCCAATTCGAATTCGGTAACATTACACATAGTCCTGCAAAATCAGCGTTATCAACACCATTTACAGCTTTTTCACGTTTCATCCAACAATATGGACTAACCTCTCCACCATCAGCGCAAACACCAGATAGACCATAACCAGTAACATAAGAAGCGCATCCAGATCCTGTTGTTGAACCATTAGAGTTATCTGGATAACAACACATTGCGCAACCGGCGCAAAGTGTATATTGACAACCAGGAACAGCAGGAATAATTACGGAAGCATATGCTCCTGAACTTCCAGGAATTGATATTCCATAATCACAAGCAGCAGCATGTGCCAAAGCACCAGCTCCCCACATCTGGAACCTAAGAAACTGCGCTCCACCAGGAACTGTCCACAAACAACATGCATTACATCTTCCATATGTTGCATCATAAACAAGCGTGCCACCAGTAACGGATGGTAAAGTTGGAATAGCAGCCCAATAACAACAACACCATGGCTGAGCAACCAAATCGCAGGCAAGCACTCCAACGTACACTGCTGATTGCAATGCCTGTCCAGTGCTGTTGATTGTTGTTGCAGCGCTAACACCATTCGCTATACCAAGGTTATAACAAGGAGTGTATGCGTTTGAAACACACTTAGTTAAAGCATCATTATTTCTTGCAATTTCATTATATACGGATACATCAACTGCCATTTTGTTTTCCTTATTGACGTGTGATCGAAGTCAATAACCCCGATCCATTATATGTCGCTGTATATCTGAAGCTTATAGCCGGACCGAATGCTGTTTCTGTTTCAACCCAGTTTGTTGGTAAACCGAGAGAATTGTAAACAATGTTTGATGTGGTTATCGTTCCCTCGGTTATTGAAGTGATGTAACCATTGGCATTATAAGTTGTATTATTTGCGTTAAAAGGTTTTGTAAGCGTAATTGTTGCCGCCAAACTAGGAGCATAGAAATTACCACCAACAAACAGAGAGTTCGCAATTGATACAGAATTGCCCGAGGTGACAAGCTGACCGTTACCTACGGTCAGCCCATCTGTATCCAAGAATATTTTATTTACAGCCATACTAAAATATCCCTTTTATAACTATTACGCCTGAGCCTCAGTCCAAGAGATACGAGTCTGAACTGTAGCATTAGCAGTACCAATGTTAGTAGCAACAACGGTAAGAACGTCCGGACCATCTGGGTAAGTACCAGCGATAGCAGGGCTGTTGTTTATACCACCACCAAGGATCGAGTTACCAAGATCACGAATCTTAGTCAGGTCGACGTTAGTAACCGAGTAGTTTGTAGAACCAGCACTGTTAACCGCATAGAAGCTATACATGACTTCACCGCCGACAATATAGCAACCACCGTTATGGTCAGCTACCTGAGCAAGAGAAGATGTACCCTGTGCGATACGAGTGTAAGAGTTTAGAACCGCTGGCGCGCCAGTGAAGCTTGTAATAGTCAAAGCAGGCTGAGTAGGAACACCATTTAGGAACAACTGAACAAGGAAGTTACCATTAGTGATAACGTCCAGACCAGCAAGAGACAGCTGCATGCGGTTGATAAGTTCTTTCTGACCAAGCACACCTGGTATACCGGAGTCAACTGCAGGAGAGACACGGAGTGAAGCCAAAGCAACGGCTTGGTTATAAGACACCGTTCCAGCTGCAGTACCAGTTCCAGCCGCTGACATCGTAATCGTATTATTTGGGCTACCTGCAGTGATAGAAGCAACATATGCACCAGTCGCGATATTGTTACCGAATAGAAGCATGTTCGGGAAGATTGGCGTTGTATTGACAATCGACAAGGTGTTCGAACCACTTGTTACAGTTACAGTAGCTACGTTACCAGAAACAGCGGTTACTGGTGATGTTTCGCCGTAAGTGAACTGAAGTGATTTATCCGCATCGAACTGACCGTCCATAATAACCGAAGTTCCCCAGTGACTGATAGTTGGTGAGAACTGAGGAACATGCGAGTAAACCGCAATCGGAGCAGTGTTAGTGATATTGTGCGTATTTGCTGGCAGGGACATCTGAGTGAACGAGAATGTCAGACCAGACGAAGTAGCGGTAGCAGCCTGTGTTAGAAGAAGCGAACCAGCACCAGTATTGATAGAAACAACGTAGGTATCTCTTGGTAGGTTGGCGTTTGTTACAAGCATGCCTACCTGAACACCAGTAAGAGCAGAAGCAGTTGTTACGGTCGCGCTACCAGATACAGTGCTCATACCTGAAACTGTATTTGATGCCTTCGCTCTTGTTAGACCAGTGAACGAAGTACCAGTTGTTCCGGTATAAGTTGCATACTCGAAGCTTGATGGGTTAGCAATAAGGATTGTACCGTTTGATGGGAAGCCGAAAGTATTAGCAACCACCAGAGTTGTATCAGTTGACAATGCATTCGTTGTCATTGTAGTCTTAGGAGCAATGGTGTTTGTTTCATAACGGGCTGGAAGGTTACCAGAACGCATCCAGGCTTCCAGGTTTTGGTTGTTGTTTACGAAACGGTGGCAGTAGATGATCTTGCCCTGCGTATCACGGAAACCGTAACGGATCGGACCTGAACCATACCAGCTATAATCCATGTAGAACATCTGAGACTTAGCAAGATCAAGAACAGTACCAGAAGGACCATTTCCATCAAGAGTATCAATATTGAATTGGCTTTGTGGTACGCGAATGTCAACTGTCTTAGAGATCGTTACATAATTTGGAGAAGTAACAGTCGAACCACGATATGCAGGAGAAATCTGCATAGAAGTATCAGATACAATGTCCATAACGCGATAAGACATACCACGGATAACAATGAAGTCGCCAGGAACTAGCTGTTTGCTGAACTTAGTAGAAGAGTTGTTATATGTCAAGCCAGTAACTGTAGTAGAACCGTTGGTTACGGTAGCACCACCAGCTAGCTGGTCGGTTGACTTACGACGAACTGCCCATAGTGTTTGACCATCAAACTCGAAGAAAACGCCGTTCTGTGCATCGAACATGCCAATACGAGAAGAAGAACCATACCAGTTAGTTACAGCCAGAGAAGGAAGACCGGTAGCTGGTGAAGCCGAAGGAGTTGTAAGAGCAGTGTATGTGAAACGGAAAGCGTCGATTACTGATGCTACAGTAAAGGTTCCGTTATATGCAGATTCGTTACATCCGGCAACAACAATCGTAACACCAGTCTGTAGAGCGTGACCGACCTTTGTTGTTACAGTGATTGTGCTAGAAGCTGAACCTGTAGCAGTTGTAGAGTCAATCTGATCGATATTGATATTTGGCTTCAGAATAGTACCAGTTGAGATCTGAATACCTTTACCAGACTGATAACGGAAGAAACGGCGTGTTTGACGAATTGTCTGAATATTGTGAGCTGGTGTACCAGTGTTGAATGTAACACCACCATCAAACGGACGGTGCAAATAAACACCATCTGGACGAGGATAGATTACACCGTTTGTTACAGTAGCACCAGAAGTTGGTGAGTTTGGCGCGATAACAGAGAATACAGTCGAGTTTGAAACACTGGCAACGCTATACGAACTGCTGATGTTATTACCAGATGAAACCGTTGTATTGGCAATGTAAATACCATCACCAACCTGAAGACCGTGCGAACCAGTTGTTGTAATAGTAACAAGACCAGCTGCACCAATTACCGGCTGAGAAGGAATGGCATATGCCGAACCGGTATAGAACGAACCAGTGAATGCAAGAGTAAGAGCAGAGTTGTAAACCGAGCCAGTAGTACCAGTGAACGGATAACGAGCAGTGTAGGTAAAACTCACACCAGCAGATACAGTTTCAACTAGGAATGCTCCGTTACCACCAGCAAAGATACAATCCTGAATAAGAATAGGAGTACCGACAGCAGGAGGAGTTGTTGTTGCGACAGTAACTGTTAAGGAAGCATTTACGACTGTAATATCAGTAATTGTGAAAGGAGTCTGAGTATTCACAAAGAAAGAAGGACGATTATTCAGAAGAGTAAGTGTTTCCCACTTTGTTGGTTGTAGACCATATTCGAAGTCAGTATCGATAAGAGCCTGTGGAGTCGATACACGCATTTTTCCAACAGGGTCAAGATAAGCTTCGTCAGGAGCAAACAGCTCAGCTGCTTCATCAATAACAATCTGGAGCTTATCTGTCGAGCTCATAGAAGTTGTATTGTATGCCAGCGTAATCGTAGTTACAGCGTTTGTGCTGGTAGTTGGCTGAGCCAAGCTATAAGCAGTAGCAGTCAGCGTCGAATCACTGAAGTTATAGATCACTCGGTTTGTTGTTACGTTTGTGATCAGCAGCAGACGCTCGCGAGGCAGAGCTCTCGGAATCGTGATTGTTCTTGAAGCTGGGTTAAACGTATACTGAGTGTCTAGAATTACTCTTCTTGCCATTGTGAAAAACCTTTCTAAGTGAAACCTTATTTTGTTTATTTATATATCTATAATTCTTACTTTGAGGATTATGCCCCAAACGCAATATTTAATGGTGTGAAATAAGTCGAACTGTTTGTTGAATACGTAACATCTTTATCAATACCAATTCCAGATCTCCAGAAACCATCAAATGACATTCCTGATAGTGGCGGAGTTGCGAAGTTGATAATGTTGTTTGACGTTCCAGACAAATACCAACCGGAATTGAACGTACCATTTACATATGTATTTGATGTTCCGAATTCAGTCAGATTTACATAATCGTATCTGTAAAAATTTGGATTGTAATCTACAAGAACGCTACCAATGTAAATCTGTAATTTATTAGGATCTACTGGTGATGCATTTGCGCTTGTTACAGTGGTGTTGCTATAAGTCAACGAAAAGGCGGTTTGAGCGCCATTGAACAGAGGTGAAATGTCATCAAGTGTAAAGACCTGAGCAGCTTTATTATCAACATAGGTCTTTACAGCTTGCTGTGTTGGAACTTTTGCATCGCTGTTTGCACTTAGGGTTCCATCGGTGGAGAATTCACTGATCAGAGCGCCGACCTGCGCGCCAATAGAACCAAGACGTAGAGATGTAAGACCAGATAGATTGAACGCAGAGGCATTCAGTGTAGCAGCACCGGTCGCCTGATTAACGGCAAAATATGAACCTACACGAAAATTACCGTCTTGGTCAGTAGAGGTATAGTAAACACGACCAACATTTGCAGCTGAAGTTTCCTGAGCCTGAATCGTCAAAGCATTATTGACATTCGGGTATCCACTGGTTGTAGTATTACCAGTTCCTACACTCAAGAAGTCGTGACCTGTTAGACGAATGTTACTGAAGTTACTTCTGATTTGTATAGCAGCACCATTCGAAGATGGTGTTGTTTTTTGAGCAGTAAGAACGAGCTGAAGCACGCTGCTTGAATTGATATATGTACCAGAATAATTCTGAATGATGTATGACTGAGTATCACCACTCGTAAAATTCAAGCTCTGACCGATACCAGGAGCCTGTGGAAGACCGCTGACAACTAGAATAAATCCAGCCTGACCAGTTACACTGTTTGAAGAAAGAGTATTGGCAGCATACGTACTGCTCAGACCAGTTACTGTTTCATTTGTTGTGAACGTATTCGCATTAGACTTATAATAGTAAACAGTTCCAGCGGTACCCTGCACCGCAGTTACAGTACCTCTTGCGCCTGTTACGCTACCAACGATTGTTTCACCAACACTATAGTTTACAGCATTGGAGTTGAGGGTAAGCATATTACCATAAACAACACCGTTTGATGAAACTTCGGTTGTGTCATAACCTCTAGCGAACGAACCATAATTACCATAAGAATGGTTACCGTTCAGGCTTCGAATAATACCACCACCAGAAGCAGCGTAACCGAAATAAGCAAAGTAAGTAAAGCAGGAAACAACTTCCGATTTACCTTTATCCTTTGCATAGATACCTACACCGTTATCAGCGATGTTTGTAAATGAGTGGAACAGCATACTTCTATTACCAGAAGCGTGAACCGAACCATCAACCAATGCACCAATACCACTAGTGAAGAGCGCCGAGCAATATACAATATATGGACTCTTTGTAGTTATTGGACTCGAAGGGTTAAAAGCAATACCTATACCCTTGAGAGTGGCGCCAGTGATATCATTACCAGAAGGAACGAATCCAGTCATTCCTCTCATTGAAATACTATTCAACGATGTTCCATCAGACATCTGGAACATCGTTGAGTTTTCGTTATTATTTACACCATCATTACTCAGAACGCCAGTTATTGGCTGAACAATAGTCGTACGCATTGTTTCACCAACGATCGAAACGTTCGGTGGAACAACGATAGGAAGCTGTTCAGTATATGTACCGGTTTTTACAAAGATTGTAGATAGACCACTGGTTTGCTGAGTAGCATATTGAATTGTTTTGAATGGTTTCTGAATAGTAGAACCATAACCGGCAGCGTCAACACCGTTTGGCGAAACATAATAAGCATTTGCGGAAACGCCTGGATTGCCCCAAGATAATGTTGTTCCATTCGAAGTCATAATGGTGTTATTAGAGCCGATCGGAAGACGATCTAGACCACTGACGTTATAGAACAGAGTGTCACCAAGGGTAGTCAACCCAAGATTAGCAGTTGTGCCTTGAGCAACTAGCTGCCAGTAGACGTTAGAGCTTGGTGTTGGCGCGTTATTGACATTGTTATAACCAGCAGACACATAAGAAGAACCACCATAGCTTACAACGTCGCCAGTCTGGTATGACGTTGCATTTGCCCAAGCATTGTTCCACTTGAATCCAGAATTTAATGCAGTCCAGTAAGTGCCATTCGAAGGAGCAGTACCAGATGAAGCATCCTGAATACAGATATATGAATAACCGCTATACGTTACAACCTGTCCAACTTTGTAAGCTGTAGCGCCTGACCACGCACCTTGAAAAGAGAAGCCAGAAACCAGAGCAGTCCAGTAAGTTGCATTTGTTGGTGTGTTACCAATAGTATCCTGAATGGCAATGTATGAGTTACCACCATACGTTACGATATCACCTTTATTATAGGTGGTACCAGCAGAGTATGTTGATCTGAACTGATTGCCGGGATTTAGTTGTTGCCAATAAGAACCAGCCGTTGAAGGATTTTGATTGGTTCCGTCCTGTAGAGCAACGTAGCTATAAGCACCATAAGTTACAATATCTCCAAGTTTATAGCCAGTTCCGCTAGACCAAGTACCAATAAACTTAGTACCAGCAGCAACTTGAGTCCAGTAAGAAGAAGCTGGAGCTGGAACTTGTCCAGTGCTATCCTGAGATGCTACGTAGCTGTAAGCACCATAGATTACCGTATCACCGATTTTATATGCAGTACCACTAGACCATGCACCACGAGGATTATAACCGGTAGTTACAACGCTCCAGTAAGTAGCATTTGTTGGTAGGTTACCTAGAGTGTCTGTCTTAGCTGCATAAACATAACCACCGTATGTTACTACGTCGCCGATGGTATACTGAGTGGAATTATTGTAGCTGTTTAGGAACTCAAGACCGTTGACGAATACAGTGAAGTTTGATTCTGTGCTTTGGAATGTTGAACCAGAAGTGTGACCAGCAGTACAAATCCAGATGTCAGGTCCATACTTTACAAGGTCGTTTACCTTATAGTATACTCCGTTCGACCAGGCACCCTTGTACTGAATACCGTCAGAGATCAGATTCCAGTTAGCGGAATCAGAATAAAAACCACCCGAAGCAGAAGCATTTGATGTGTGATTGGTGACACAAACATACGTACGTCCACCGTAAGTTACGATGTCGTCTTTGATGTAGGCAAATGTGGTTGTCCAGTTACCTTGGTAAGTAAATTTTAGTCTGCCTAGTACAAAATCGACCATTTAATGTCCCCGAATCTTTATTATTTTTTATTATTTAGGAATAAGAATAATCAGCGCCGTAGCGAGCAACCAAAAATCCTCGAGAATTTAAATAATAATTCAGTTGTTGATTATCAAATCTAACTTGCTCATATTTTCTATTCACTGTGTTTGTCAATGCTTCTTCCATACGAATAATTCCGAAACACCCAATATCATTTCCAGAAGCATAGTAAAGCTGTTTCGGCGCATCAACAGGAACTGTAAAAATCAAAGGATTTGATGTTGATGTATTTGCATCTGGAGTTTGAGCGCTAACATTTGCCGATCTAGAAAATTCCACGCCATACAAATATTCGTTCGTATAAGAATTGCCGCTCGGAACGGTTGAGATGAAAATTGGATGACCGATAGTAGAACTGTCTTCCGTTACGAACTTATAGGTGGAACCTTTAGTCAAATACAATACCGGACTTGTATCACCATTAATAGTATACTGAGTATTGCCGCCAACTGAAGTTACTCTAACAAGAAAAGTATTTGTAATAACATTTTTTTCACCGACTTGATCACTTGTAATCTTGTCTAGATTATGCATAGCATTGCTTAAAGTGTAACCGTTAATGAATTCTTCCATACCATTATATGCAAAACCTTTACCAGTCATATTTGTCATATTGACTGTTTCAGCGGTATTAGACCACAAAACCTTTGTATATGTTAGTAAACCATTTGCATCGCGCGAAAGAGCATGCATAGCAAACTCTGATGGTGCAGCAGCCGCGGCTATAGCAGAAGTATTTTGGTATAAATTTGAAAGCTTTAACATTTACATTAATTCCGTAAATATATCCATTCTATTTATACTTTTTTATCATACAGTAAACACTTTCCATGTCGACCCGGTATAAACGAATTCAGCAATTGTATCTGTCATATCAAATGATAAATCGTTTGAAGTATCACCAATTGTCGACCCGTTTCTTAAAATTACAGCCGGATTTGTTAGTTTACTCCCACCACCATCGGCAATTGACAATCTTTGTCCTACACTAGGAGATGCAGGCAAAGTAAGATAAATTGAACCATTACTTGTATCCGCAAGAAATGATCTATACGGAGTCAATGTTGTATTTGATGTTAATTTAACATATGGACCACCACCACCATAACCCCAGTACATACCAGAACCATTGCTGGTGAGGACTTGACCATTCGAACCAAAGCTACCATTAGCAACAATAACAGACGTATTACCTAGAACAATATTTGCGGTGTTGGTACTGATTGAAGTTGAATTGATCGTTACATTACTAACAGACAATGTTCCTGTTGTCTTATTATAGGTAAAGTTATTTGAACCGCCAAGTAAGGACGAATCATTGAACTGTATGTTTGTATTGGATCCGCCATTGGCTATAGCAACAACCCACTGGAAGTTTCTGTAAATGTAAAGAGTTAAAGTATTACTATTCCACCAAAGGTCGCCGTCATTTGGGGGAGGTGATGATGGAGCTATACTGCTTATTTGTACCGAGGCTTTTGCAGCAGAAGTTGCCCAATAAACCGAACTTCCATTACTGGTAAGAACCTGACCAGCAGCACCAGAATCACCGTTTGCATAAAAACCACCGGAACCAAAAGTCAGATTCCCGGTTATTGAAATATTTGATACATTAGAACTAAGTTCAAATACAGAACTGCCGTTGGAAGTGTATACTTTCTTATCAGCTAGATTGACACCTAGTTCACCTAGATCAAGATCTAGGGTTGTGGGTATTACACCACTTATTAAACTTCGTTTGACTTTAAACTTGGTTGCCATCAGTCCACTCTGAGTCGCTAGGCGTCAGTTTCTTTTTATTGTTTTTAATAGTGCTGAGTTTTGATAGTTTACTATTAGCTTCTTCCAAAGCTCCACTTACTTTATTGTAGTTTTCTTTCATTTGATCCATATCTTTTTGATAAGTTTCAACTTTGGTACTAAGCTTGTTTACTGTTACAGATTTATTTGCAAGTTCATTTTCTACTGTTTTATATTTGTTTTGAAAATCTGTTAGATACACTATTCTTTCTTCAGCTTCGTCAAGTTTTTTCTTTAATCCATCTCTATCATTGGTAATCGACTGCAAACCATTTACAGCTTGATTAATTGCAGTATTCAGTTGTCTTACTTGTTCTTCCAATTCTGAAATGGTGGCATTACGTTCGTTAAGAGCCATTTCCAATACAGTTGATTTTGTATCAGCCTGTAGTAGTCTACGCATTTGTTCAAGAAAAAGTGATTCTTGTTTCTTTATATACGTTTCAACAAAAAAGTCATTATCAGTTTCACTCATAATATAAATTCTCCTTTAGAATGTTCCACCATCAAGTATGTTATAAACTAGAGCAGTTCCATTTGACTGTAATACATAACCTGAAGTTCCTAGAGCCAATTGAGTAAATCCATTAGTGGAATTACCAACCAGAATAGCATTATTTGTAACTGTGTTTATTCCAGTACCACCACTATTTGCCATCAGCGGTGATGATATTGAAATTGAGTTAGCGATGATTGCTACATTAACCGTAGAGTTTGCAGTTACAACAACTGATGTTGCATTTGTTGTTATACCACTGGAATTCAGATATGCCCATACTGAAGACAGTTTGAAAGATGGGTCGTTGATATCAACAACATTGCTGCCAGGTTCTGTTGTATAGTTTTTAAACAGATAATAAGCATCCGTAGCAGCATGTCTAATAACACCAGTATGTCTATCTGTAGTTCCATCATAATAGTGACCGACGAAACCAATGTCTACTAGATCTGAAGTATGATTATTAGAAGCTAGAATAATCAGAGGATCCGAAATGATTACCGAGCTAACGTTTGTGGTTACAAGGTTACCAGTGACAAAAATATCACCACCGACTTCTAGATTACCTTCAATATAACCGCGAGTGGCATGAACGTTTGCAGCCCAAACATAATTCCAGCGCTGACCTGATTGACCGATATCGTAGGCAACGTTCGCCGCTGGATTAAAATTTGTATTGGCTCTACCAATAAAACTTATATTGTCAACAATATTATTACCAAGAACAACGTTACCTGTGGCACTGATTGAATCAAATGTAACACTATCGGTAACAGCAACAGGCTGACCAATATAAACACCGGAAGAGTTAACAGTGACACCAGTCCCTGGATTTACAAATACACCGCTTGAATTGGCAATAATACCATTGTTTGCAAGAACTGATAGGGTACCGGTTGTGGTGATGGTACCACCAATAAGACCATTACCTGTAGCAACCGAAGAAACTCTATCACCCCAATAAGCAGAAGAAGCATTAGAAAGCAGTACCTGACCAGCTGTTCCGATACTACCATTAGCTTGCAACCCAACACTTGAACCGATTACGACTTTGGTTGAATTTGCAACAAAATTTGAACCGACAGAGAATGATGAAGCATTTACACTATTAGCAACAAAAACACCTGTGGCATTAACAACAAAATTACTACCAAGAGATACTGAAGAAGCATTGACAGTACCAGTCAGGAATGCGCCAGTGCTGTTGGCTACAAAACTTGAACCGACGGTATAAACAGCTGCGTTTACAGTATTAGAATTGATATTAACTGTTGCTAGGGTAGCAGTTGCTTGGTCAAATGTCAGATTTGCGTTAGCCCCAAGAGCACCGCTATTATTAAACTGAACTTGTGTATTCGAACCGACAACACCGGGTAGAGGAGTATTCCAGTAAATTCCACCAGTTGAATTGGATGTTATAACTTGTCCGTTAGTACCAAAAGCACCGTTAGCATAAACTTTGGTTGCAACAAGATTTGCCGCTCTGATTTCGTTAAGATATCCAGTTGTATTTGCTACAAGTGCCTGATTTGCAGTTAGGAATCCAGGAACCCTTACGCCACCAATCGCAACAATACTACCATTTGGACTACCAATATAAAGAACATCACCATTCGATGTATAGGCGAGCTCGCCATTAGCTAAAGATCCTGGAGTACTAGCGGTGGTACTACGTTTGATCTGAATTAAATTTGCCACTTAAAAATTTCCCCCGTCTAGATCCATTTGTCTAACGACATATTTATTATTTGTTGTATTGAACACCAGCGTGCTATTATTTGCCGGAGGAACTTGTGAAAGCTGAACATCAGTAATAGAAGCCACGGTAACATTGGATACAAGATTTGATGCGTAGGCTATTGCATTTGCATACGTTGTGGCGTCATTCGCCAGCATAGCAGAAGTATTTGAAAACTTTGTAAGGTCGGAAATAGCCGAAGCAGTAACAACAGGGACACTAGCCGGCATCGTCAGAAGTGAGCCGTTCTGATTGACTACTTTAACCTTATATTGATTGGTAGTTACAGATTTGACTACGAAAGACATATTACCTCGTCACTTGTGGAGTAACAGTTACAATTCCTTCAACGATACGAGAACGAATGCCGGATTGACTTTCGACCTCAACATCATAAACATAACGACCGGCAACAATACTACTAGTTGTTGCTGCATTCATGGAAAGAGTGACTAAACCAGTATTATTTAAAATTACATCAAACGTATAAGAATTTGAAGAAGAATACGATTTTCTAATTTGTGAGTTGGCTGTAAACCCAGTAAAGTCAATTGGTTCATCAATTGCATCATGAATTGTATACGTTGTATTGAACGTAGCACCTTGATCAATTACAATGTTTACTTTGGCTGCCATTTTAACCTCTTATGGAACGATGGAAGTTCTGATGAATTTAGCCACAACGTTTGCTGTCGTTGGAGTTAGCTGTAAAGCAATATTACCACCACTAATAACTGCATCAAAAGTACCAAGAGAAACACTATTGAATAAGGTCTGATATTCTGTTATGTATGGTGTTGTTCCATCATGAAGAATAATAAGTTTTGTCATATGATAATATGGTGTCGGCGTTACAGTCGTATCCGAAAGTTGAACCGTATATTCAAAAGAACGATATGATGAAGTCAAGACGACATCTATATTTGCGGCCGCAGTACTATTATTAAATGTATAAGTATTTGCATATTTATGCGCTATCGAATTAAGTAATAATATTCCAGTTGTAGAAATATTTGAGGATATCACATAGTTAAAATAACCGTAAAGCCAGGATGAACTAGAATTACCAATATTATAATAATTACTTGATGCCGGAACTATATTACCTGCGGCTGTTCCGGAATAAGTTAAACTCCCTGAAACCGCAAGACTTCCACCAACCGCCATATTACCGATTACGTTTGCATTACCACCAACACCTAAATTTCCTGTCACGTTTGCCGTTGACTGAAGATTTACTGCTCCTACAACGCTTAAAGTATTAGAAAGATATACATTTCCAACGATTGTGGTATTCGAAGTATTTGCAACTATTTGTGTACCGTTAACAGCAAAAACATTATAAACACTATTTGCTTTTAATATTGTATTACCTGTAATAGTTGTATTACCAGTGGCATTTAATGTACCAGAAGTTACATTTGTAACACTTGCATTAATATTTAAGTAATTGCCACCGATAGTCGTATTACCACCGGTGGCTATAATATAAATTGAATTGGTTGTAATTACTACGTTTGAATATATTGAATTTGCATTAAATGATACTAAATTTGAACTTGCATAAGTAAAAGCAGTATTTGTAATTAAATTAAGTGTATTGCCGGTAGCTAAAGTCCCACCAGCAATACCCGTATAAGCAACTAGGGTGTTTGCGCCAAAATAACCATTTACATATGCGTTTCCGGTTGATAAAGATCCGGCTGAAGAAGTGTCAACAGTAACTGTATTCTGAGATACAATAGTGGCAAGTGTATTTGTTTTCGATAACCAAGAACCGAAGGTATCGGTATTTGATACGTTAGCTACTGCAATAGTCATATTTTATTTCTGCCCTATCAGTTGTCTTAATAAAGACTTAATTTCTTCTACATCATTCTTAAGCTGATCATTTTCTTTAAATAACTTTTGCAATTTAATTTTCTCTTCGCGATCCTGCTTGTATTTATCAAGCTCTTTTGAGTTAGTATTTAAAACCGCTTTGCTGTCTTTTAACCTAACAAGATCCTTATTATCTTTTACTTTTAAAATTTCAGTCATAAGTTTATACTTGTAAAGCCAGACAACGCATATCTGCCATTCTAGGAATAATCTGAGTTGTATTGGAAATCAGAACAATCTTAGTCGCAAAAGTTTTAAATGTTTCATATACACCATCATTCAAAGTAGTATATCGAATGATGTTGTTATTATTAGCATATTTAAACGCACCGTATTGAGACTCAAGACCTGGGATCACTCCAACCGTAGCATTAGCAGACGCTATTGACAAGTTAGAAGATACGGTCAATACAGTGGAATTAGGTATTGCTACAACTTGTCTAACATTAAATCCAATTGTATTGGAAGAAGTATTAGCAGCCACATAAACAAATCCACCGGCGGTAAATGCGGCAGTTGAACTTACCGTAATATTTGCCGAAGTTGTATTCACCGAGGCACTATTGGCAATAATCATAAGTGAAGTTGGTAGATCATAAATCAACTCGACGAAGTCATCTTTATTTACAAGACTGCTGGTAAGGGTAGGATCCGACAATTCAGCCATAGCGGACCAATCTTTACTTGTAATGCTATCTGCATCAGCACCAGCCAAGAATTTACCATAGACTTTAAAGTTACTGCCAGTAGGTCTATATGCGGTGATATAACAAATCATATCTTCCGCGTCTTGTTGATCCGCAAGAATAACGTTTTTTGAAACATATCTAGAAGCATATTTTTGAGCATAACCACTGACTTCACCAAACGCAGTCACACCAGTAATATTAGCTGATATTGATTGTGTTGTGTTGTATACTGTGGTATTTGATGAAACAAATTTAGCCACCGAAGAAACATTAGAAGAAGTTACATTGACTACATAAATTGTGCTTGAATTAGATGAGAACACAGTGGCACTAGCAGTAACAGTTGAATTGGCTTGCTGAATATTATCACCGGCATAAAAATTACCGTTTGTATTACTGTAAGCAATTCTGTATCCAGATAGATCAGATTGCTTACAAATAACATTATCAGTTAATGTTGCAAGATTACGAATCGTATCAATATATGGGCTAATCTTTGTATTAGAACTACTTAAGGATGCAGAAACAGACAGTGATCTATTGCCGCTCAAATATGCATATTCATTACTTCTGGACACCAGCATTCTAGGTTTATCAATGAATTCATATGGTATATCACTATCAACAGTTATGTAAGAAGAATCCACATTTCTGCTGGTATCAGTCCCTTCAAATCCCCAAGCTATATCGGTTTGATTTGGGTATATATTTGAAATTTGACTTGTTATACTTTGGTAATTCGTATCAACAATTTTGTTAATCTGTGCGGAAGCACCTGATGAAACACCAATAAGAATTTGACCATTACTGTTAGTAAAATTTTGCGATGAATTGGCAGAAACAGCATAGATACTTAGAATACCATTATAACCAGGTGTAATCGCACTGAAATATCCTCTCAGATTTGCATCGGCTCTCACTCTACCAATGATAGCACTTGTATCTGAAAAGTTAATATTTGAATCTAAAGTCAAGGTTCTAGAAGTAGGTGAAATGGATGTAATTCTTTTAACATTTACATTAGCACCTGTATTAGTCCCGACATAGATGTAATTGTTTACCGTAAAGTCCGTAATTGTAGTTGAATTTGCATTCGGTACAGTGATAACGTTACAAGCGGAGGTTGTAACAACAGTTTGATTTGCAAATGACGGGGCGGTAGCAACAAGATTTGATGTATAACTTCTTAATGTATTGATTGTATCAAAAGCTCCGTAAGTATTACTCATAACAACCGCTGTTGTATTTGCAAATATAACATTTCCGTATGCCGTGGCTTGTGAAAGATTAGCAGTAACAGTTCCGGCAGGCTGAAATACAGTTTCCCCAACGGTAAAAGTATTAGAACCACTTATTGTCAACGAAGATATTTGTAAAGAGTTGTTGGAAACAACAATTTGTTCACCTCTAGAAAATATACCAATATGTTTGTTGGTAGAGAATCTATCAATTGCAGAGTTTTTAAATACTGCAGTTGCTGAAGAAGCGGTAAACAATGCTGTATAAAGATTATATTTCATACTTTCGCTTTGAATCGGAGTAAAATTTAAATCATTTGATGATATAAACAAAGAACCGAGCTGATTATTAGTAAAAATTGGAGTATTAGTTACAATATCAGTTCCGTTAAGTGCACCAATCCAAACATTGTAATCTGGATTACCCCCGATAGGAACAACAACCAAAGCGTATTGTTCATTGGTTCTTAAAACTACAGGTGTATCAAAAGTAAACGTTGTACTTACCGAAGAGTCTTGGCTTGTATTAACTTGTGATGTATAAAGAGTTTTGGAACCATATGGCACCACTTTGCTTGAAGGAAAACCGTTAACAGTTTCTCTTATTTGTAGCTCAACACCAAAAGTAGACGATTTGCTTTGGAAAAACAAATCTACTTTTGTTAAGAAAACAGCATCAACACCTTTGTCAGGTTCATTTACAATAAAAGTTTGAGCAATTGGCTTCGTCATTTACTTTTTGTTCCGTTTTAAATATTTATATATACATACAAATTTTGATTAATCGGTACCACCACTACTACCACCATCACCACCAGCATCTCCTCCAGCGCCATCACTAGAATCACCGTCAGAACTACTAGCGGCCGCATCCGCTCCTGGACCAGGTCCGGCCGCGCCAGAGTCACTTTCACCACCGTTACCAGGTGAACCCATATCAACGGTTCCGCCAGTATAGTCATTTGGTGGTGCATAATAACCAATATCCGGTACAGTATTATCTATGGGAGTAGTTGGCGGTTGAGTGGTATCGGTTGATGCTATTGAAGTATTACCTGTTGGTGGCTGCGACCCGCCACCCGGCGGGGTTTGGGCTGTCAGCACTGGCAACGCCACTTTCCATTCATTTGTGGTTGTAGAATTCTGATATATTGTTTGAGTATCTGAAACTTCTTGTGTAACAATTTGAGCCGATCTTATTGTCAACAATGATTTTTGTTTTTGCACAGAAAGAGCAGAACAAAATAAACTATATGTAGCTTGAGTAGTTACGGCACTTTCGCCTTGAGCTAGATTTGAAATATCAGTTAGTTTAAATTCTAATTGACCACTTTTAAATACATTAGCCGGCACTTTAAAGATACCATAGACATTACCGTAACTATCACTAGTTATTTGTCCACCCCAGTTATTAGTGTGTGAATAAACAGTTCCATCATAAGCAATATAAGTATAAGCACCGGCTGTTGTTATATAATTACCGCCCGTTTGTGCCCAAGATCCAGCATACGGAATCAGATTTAGACAATAATTACTTACGTTAACACTATCAAAATATACATAAAGATTTGTATTTGGTTTCATACCTTTAGCGGTAAAATATACATCTCTAGATGGTACAAATGTTTGTATTGAAACATCTGTGACATAATCACCATTATCAATTGTAGTTTCAGTAGGCTGTGTCGTAAAAGTTCTACCGACACGAGTTTGTTGTTGAGCCAATGTTGACGTGGTTGTGGTTGCAAAAGTTCGCGAATCCTGAGAACTGGCAGTTAAATTTGTTTGACTGTTTTGACCAACAAGAGAAGGATTTCCAGCATCGGTCCAATTGCCCCATTCAGTCCCAAGTCTACTACTTGATCCTCCGCCAACAAAGTTGGTATAATTATCAATAGTTGAATTAATTAACGGACGCTGTAAAAGATCCGGAGCTGTAATGCCGGGGGGATTTAAAATAAGTGTTCCGCGATAATTATATATATTGCCTTCGATACAGTTTCTATACTTGGAAGCAAATTTTTGACTCTGATTTAAGTTATTTGCGGTATAAGGTAGAAGAATTAAGTCGCCAGTTTTAACAGCTGTTGATGATACCGAATCAAACTGAAGATCGGCTGTCATCTGATTAAATACTGGTCTGGCTTCCGTGGTATTTCTGTCGATTGAAATATTATAGCTTTTATCATTTGTATTACCGATCGAATGATCTCTGAAAGGATCAACCAAAATACCGTTTTTAAAACGATTTTGTCCTGTCGCATCACTACGAACCAATAAGGAATTTGTCGATTGTTCCAAGAGTGTTAAAGAAGTATAATACTCAAGTCTTTCAATTCTCTTTGAAAGTTTATTAATATCCGCCATAGTGTAGCGTTTTGTCTGAAGCAGACTAGTTTGAATAGAATAATCATAACGATTATATGTTTTAGCTTCAGTTGGAGTGAGAGAAGGATACGGTGTCACTGTAGCAAAACCAATAGTCATGGTACCAGGAATTTCGTTCGGCGGAACAAGCGCCAACAAAGATTCACCCTCAGTCACAAGAATTTCACCGGCTGTTGTTAAAGCAATTCTGTCTTTTCTCGGTAAGTAATATTGAACAACGGACTGATAATTTGTATCAGGTGAGACAAGATAAGCTCCACCGGATCCATATGTTTGCAGAGTAAGAGTATTTGAAGGATTAACTGTTGCGGATACAATTGTAGCATTAGCTACGGCTGTATTTACAGCGTATGGTCTAAAGTCAATACTATCTCTAAGATCAACCGCAGTACCAATCGTTGAAGTATATTGTGGTATCTGATATGTCTGAATTGCGGAAGTGTTTGATGTATTAGCATCGTCGATCGGATACGAAGCGGCTGTAAAGAATCCAACACCTTGAGAAGGAGATGCAACAAAATTATCTACTGAAACAAGCAGTGTTGCATTTGGTGCGATTGGTCTTCCAGAAGAAATATATGCAAGACCGTAATATGAATCTTGTTGACCATTATTTAAACCAAAAGAACCCGTAATATTAAGATTTGTATTGGCATAAGTTCCACCAGTTTCATCAATATAAACGGCATTTAATCTGCGAACATCTGGAATACCAAGACACCAAGGCCCTGTAACTCCACCAGCGTTGGTATTTGCTTGAATCTTGATATAGGTTGACTTTTTTATTTGCTTAGCGATAGGTACTGTACTTGATCGTAAAGTATTGAAATATACTGATGCCGTAAAATCAGCATTACTTGACTCACCTAAAGCAACATTGGCTGTGGTGCCTGAAGTAATATTAATTGTTCTTGAAAGAGAAGCAAAATTAATAGGAACACCGGCCGGCCAGGTCTTTTGATGCGTAAGACCGGAAGATGTGAAAGCAAATACGGAATCAACAGTCATTGAAATATCACTTGTAACAGCTACAATTCTTTTTGTAGCTGTATTACAATAAAAATAATCACCGACTTGATATTGTGATACGAATAAAGTAGAGGATCCCACAACATTTGTAGATGATGTATTGACCGATACAGTCCCTGCTTTAGTTGTGCTATATCCATTTGCAGAAGGTATTATAATAAATGATGTTTCGGCAGATTGTGATAAGGTTCCAGTACCATAATTAAATGACTCGGTACCTGTACCTACAACGGCGGGTATTGTAAGAGCCAAAGATCCACTTACAGCAACAAAACTTGAATTGACTCTATTTCTATAAACGTATTGAGCTGTTGTTGAGAATCCTTCAGGTCTAATAGCATTTTGTCCGAATGGATAAACCATCAATTCTGCATTTGAAGCTTGTATTTTAGCAACGTTAACACCGTTGAAGTCTTTATCGAGAATAATATCAGCTACTGCCAATAAACTACCATTTGAATAAATTATGCTTCGTACATCGGAAATCTTTTGACCTGGTAGCATTTGAATATTGAATACGTAGATTTCATATACAGCATCAACACCTGGAGTGCCTGATGCATAACCAACACCACGAATATAAGCAGTACCGATTTTTGTAGTGGCGGAATATGAAGTATTTAGAAATGTTTTTCCTGAAATAGCTGTTTTTGCCACACTATGTAGATCGACTTGGGTCGCATTTTTGTTGTTAAAATCCCCACAAAATTCATTTACATTTAGATAATAACCAAATGTGGCTGTTACAATCTGATTGTTAACAGTTGCATAGTCAAGACCTTTTCTCAGATCAGCGGTATTATTATTGATAAACTCAACTCTGTATCCCTTTACATAACCAATACCTGGTGATGCAACAATACTATTATATGTGGTATTTGCAGCACCATTTGAAATTTTCTTGGTTGTGCTCAGTAGAAACGGATTGACAATGTAATCGCCGTTTGTTTCATACGTTCTGCGGGCTGTATCTTTAGACAAGGCCGCATATTGCGGATCATTCTTAATTGAAACCGGCAGACCATTCTTGAAGTCACAAAGTGAAAAGAATGAAGTGGTATTTGATACGGTATTAGATGCTCTTGTAACCAGAGTAGGAACAAGTTTCAAACGATGTGCACCAGGAGCATCATAATTTGGAGAACCGGCAGCATTATCAAGAAGTGATGTATCAATCTCAGGAGTAACAATTTCTTCTACTGCATCGAACCCAACGGAAATATTATCGGGGACATTATTGTATTTTGATACAACCAAAGTTTGAGGCTGAACTCTAATAAAGAAACCTTTCTTGAAGATTACACCTTCAGTTGTGGTAAATCCATATCCTTGACCTGTTGAATTGGAAACTGTAGCAACAACAACATTTCCAATATTCACATTTGAAGAAGTTTGAATTTGAATTACTTCACTATTTGCAAATACACTTTGCTGAGAACCATTTGCAAATGTACTAGAATTCAAATACTTTAAATAAAGAGTGTTTAAATCTGGATCAGAAGATTCATAACCACCTAATGCATTTACAACTTTTGCTTGTAACCCGTTATTATTAATAGCAATTTTACCAACAAAATCATTTATATTTGAAATAGCAGAATTATTAGCATAATTATCTTTAATCTTTACATAGTTGTAAGCATTATCAAACGTAAATCCACAACCCTCAACAACAGAACCTTCTTTAAAAATATGACGGCCAAATTTATCAATCTGATCTTGCAAAATAGTTTGCATCTGATTGAGTTCTCGTGCTTGAACGGCAGCCGCTGGGCGATATAATACACGATAAAAATTCTTCGTTACATCATAATCATCGAAGTAAGGCTTACGTGAAAGGTCTGTATCTAGTGCCATTCTATCCTCTTAAAACTTTATAATCAGTTTGACTTCTTCTTTAGAAGTTGTTGAACGAGTAACTGGTGTAAAACTTTCCACGTAAATCATTTTTCCTGAATCTCTAACCAAATCGGGATTTGTAATTAACAGATAATTATTACAAGTACCTGAAGCCCCTGAAGTCTGACCAATGATAGCATTTGAACCAGCTTGAAAATTATTTACGTCTGAAACATCGCTCAAAATTAAAACAGGATAAACAGAAGAAATAGTTGCTGTAGATCCTAATCCATTATTTATAGTGTGGGTTGGACCGAAAGATAAACTTTGACTTACAGCGGTCAATTTTATATAAGTAGAGTTTGCAAAAATACAAATACCATTAGCACCTGTTGTAGTATCGGTTACAGTCTGCCCAATTGCAACTGTTCCACTCATAGAGGAAACCAATAGATCTTTTTCATCGCTATTTGAAATAATTCTACCGCTTGCAAGTGAAATCTCTTGTTGAACATATTCATTATTGGAAAATGCTCCGGTATTAGCCGTGAGAGTAATTCTTCCGGTTTGATTAAAATGAATACCAAAACTAGAAGATACATCGGTTGTACCGTTAGCAGTATAGATACTGGAAACAGTAGCATAAGCATTTACAACACTATCATACATAATATCTCCGGCGACAAACTGACCGACAACATTACTCATGAAATATACACTATTGTTTACTATTGAGGTTACTATGCCGATCGACCCTGAATTGGACTCAGTAATAATTTCTGCAGAATTACCTACAGGAAAATAAATTGTATTGGCCGCATTTACATTTGCTGTTGAATTAGAATAATATCCATAGATTGTATTTGAGATATTAAATGTTCCCTTAACACTTTTTAGTTGAAGGAACGAAGAGTTACCATAAACAACAACGCCAGCAGCATTGGTTGATGATTGTAGAACAACTTCGCCTGCTGTCCATCCACCACCTGTAGAAGAATAACTTGAAGTATTAAGAGTAAAGTTTGTCCTATCAAAATTTGTAAGAGTTACTTTAATGTCTTTAAATTGTGGATCTTGAAGAATACCAACTTTTCTATAAGAACCATAACCTAGTATTTTATAACTTTCATTTGTTATGGTATCAAATACAGCATCAACACCAACATATCTACCACCAAGTTCAGTTACGGCATCATATCCATGACCATATACAGGAGATATAATTGCTCTGGCTTGCGCACCAATACCATAATTTGTATTTGCATAAATTGAAACATTTGCTTGTGTAAACCCCGTACCTGGATTTACTATATTAATACCAACAATATTATAACTTGAATTAGCCGATGTATTGACAACAGCAATTGCAACAACGTTGGAGCCGTCACCTGTCACTTTTACAGTAGGTCCAATCTGATATTCTGTTTGATCATTTGGTAATGATATTTTAGCAATCAAAGTTGCATTACCACTTGAAGTACCGTTTGCTGTAGTTCTAAATGTTACAGGATAACCAAGTTTAAATTCACCGTAAGGATTACTAATGGTAATATTAGGATTACTTTGAACCGACATAATTTGGGATTTTTGTAAAGAAGATTCACCACTTACATAAAACTGATTCCCGCCACTATTAGCTTGCCATGTTCCGGCCACACTCGATAAGATAACAGTTGAAGAATTGGAAAAAGCTACAACAGCATTTGCGCCTTGGTTTACCAAACTGACATCTGTCATATCAACTTTCTCACCTACAGAGAAGTAAATTCCAGATAATGATGAATTTGTAATTGCTATCTGAACAGATGTTAGATTGGTATTCGATATATATCCGTTTGATCCAGAAATCACAATTGATGTAGGTTCGGCGACAACCGGCATTTTATAATGAGAGTTTGCAGAAGCTGAGAAAGAATTATTAAAAGGCTGGCTGACGATAAGAGCAGTCGTGTTTACAGTGTTAACAACTCTACGGATATTACTAGTAGTGTTTGCACCGATACGAATGTATTCATTATTAGAATAACCATTGGCTGAGTCGTTAAGTTGTGTTCCAGAACCAAAGATGATCTGATTATCACAGTACATAACAGCCGAAGCTGTTTGTCCTCGAAAGCTGTGACCTGTTTGGTTCGCACCTTTTGTTAGAGCAATACGTGAACCGACAGCAGTTGCTTTCAAAGCAATAACTGTGGAATTAGCAAAGTCAACATAATAAGTTGTACCAGATGTAAGCCCACCAATAGCAGTATTACCAGTTGCTACTGTATAAGTTATCAGATCGTTGGCGGTATA